CTTTAGTACCAACATTAAATTTTACTGCAAATTTAGCTTCAGTCATACTGTAACCACTTTGGCTTGCTATACTTTTTCTTTTCTTTTTATCTTTTTTACGTTTACCACTAAAAGCAAATGGTGTCTTGGGAGGACCTTCTCCGCCGTCTAATGCACCTGTTACGGATGCTTCTTCTAAGTCCTGTTCGATAAGTTCACGAAGTGTTTCTTTAAGTTTATCAAATTTAGTTTGCGACATTATCTATCTCTCCTATTAGTTGGTAATATCTCATCATCGAAACAACCTGCTTATCAGAAACAATCTTGCCTTTTTTCATCTTATCGATTTGATTAACAACTTCTGTTAGCTTAATTTGTGTAACTTTATCATCTACTTTTTTAAGTTGAGATTTTAAAGTATCTTTTACTATTTCAATTTCACTATCGACATACTCTCTTAACTTATTTGTATTAGAAATGTTATTAATGTATTCTTTAATTAATTTCTTTTGTTTTCCTGTTAAATTAGAGTATTTTTTATTAAATTTTTCTACTAATGTAGAATATGCTAATATTCTCAAGTCTTTTTCTTGCTTTTTTAAATAATCATATGTTTTATTACTCTTGTGAGCTTTAGATCGAGAAGTAATATTTTCTACAATAGTATATTTTGTTGCAACATATTTATCTGGAGCTACTTCTTCTTTATGTTGGAATAAATTGTAAATGGACGCTAAAACTTTATAATTATTGATTTTTGTATTGAAAAAATCTTTTTCATTATAAGAACCTCTTATTTCTTTTATAAGATTATACTTTTCTCTTTTAATAGAACCACCATCTAACTTCTTTCTATTATCCATTACAGCTTCAATCAATGTTTCTGCACGAGATTCAGTATTATATTTTGTTTCTGTAAGTATCTTATATAGTTCATACTCTTTGCCGAGTTGTGTACCATTTTTAAAATACTTCTTTACTATATCTACAGCTTTGGAAGTATCTGATTCCATTAAGTCTACTGTAATTTGTCTTGTTAACAATTCGAAAAGAATGCCTGTATTCTTAATCTTATTGTGTTTCATTTTTTTATTCAACATTAAAATGCTCCAGCGTTAAGTATGTCATATATAAATATAAAAATATAAAAAATTACTTTGTTTTAACGTCTTTAAGTTCTTCTTTATATTCGTTTTCAATCGTATCAGCTTCGTTTATTAATCGATAGTCTTTTTTAGAAAATTTTTCCATATTCTTTTTTAAACCATCAAAATGGGCGAGTGCTAAGCCTGGATTATACTGTTTTTTCTTATCATGTGCACCTAAAGGATCTCTACCTCTAGCTCCACTATCTTTTCCGTATTTTCCACCTTCTTTTGGTCTTCCCGCACCTTCAAATCCACCAGGAGGTGAACCACCTTGATCATCTAACTCATGTCCTGTCCTACCTGCTTGATTATCTGATGGTGTTCCTTGTGCTTCTCCACTCTTTGCAGGGTCGTTACCCTCACTCTCTATCTGAGCTCTGCGAAACTTCTGCTTATAATCAAATACAATCTGATTATCCATTTCTTTAATCTTATCGTCAGTAAAATTGAATACATTCTTGTAAATCCACTCTGTAGAAACTATACCATCTTGTAACATAGAAGATGCTAACTGTGTTTTACTATTCCACAACTCAACTTTTTCAGTTTCATATATTGTGGATGGATTTGTAAGATCTAATTCAAAATCTACTAAGTCTGCGTCTTGATAACCTTGTGCGTATAAGTGAACAATAGCTATCTTAGTCAACTCTGATATTGTAATTCTTTGTATTCTTTCGATAGTTCTAGCAAACCTTACATCTTCTGCTGCAAGTGTTGCTTTACTACCAAGTGATTCTTCATATCCAATAAATGCTTTAGGAACACGAAGTGCTGCTAACATTTTATTCTTTAAATAATCAATATCTTCTATAGCTTCATAAGTTAAACCAGGAAGTGATTCAATTCTTGTTCCACTATCTCCACCACGTACAGGTAAGAAGAAATCTTCCGTAATATTCTGCATATTATACTTTAGATTGTATTCGCCTGTTGCTTGGTCGATAATAGGTGTTTTCTTCATCTTATTTAAAATTTTCTGCATATAGTTATCAACTTCTGCAGGTGGAATATTACCAATGTCTATTTGGAATACTCTTTTTTCAGGTGCTCTCATAATACGATGTATCATCATAGCATCTTCCATAAGTGTTAGCTGCTTCCAAGTTTTTCTTGCTTGTTCAACCATTGACTTACCATATGGAAGAAAGTTAGAATCTGAAAGCAATCTGAAGTGTGCTACTTCAAAATTTTCTAATTCTGATTGATGTGGTTTTGAAGTAGTGTATGCTGAACTCTCATTTGTTCCTTGTTCTATGATAAACTTAACATAATGAGGATTTTCTGGATCTAATCCTTCTACTCTTGCTACATCATATGCTGAAAGTGGTGCTACATTTGTAATACCATACTTTTCGTTGATTTCTAAATGTAAAAAGAAATCACCATACTTACACATATTACGAACCCACGGCCATAAATTAAATTCTATGTTTAGTATATCATAAAATAGGTTATGTAATATTGCTTTTATATTCTCATTCTCTGTTTGTATTTCTAAGACACTTCCATATTCACTTTTCATAGTAGATTCGTCTGCATAGATATCTAATGCAGAACCAATAATACCATCATCATCCATCGATTCATAATCTTTAAATAATCCTAATCTTAATGATTTCTTATGAACTGCATCTGTAGTTGCAGATGCTCCATAGCCAGAATACAATTTTGTAAATCTGTCAACAAGATTACTTTTTGCTATATGCTGAACTTTATCAGTATCAGCTATTTTTAGTTTTTTACCACCAACATTCCTAACAATTACGTTATTTGAGAATAGTCGTTGTAATCTTCCAAATAATGTTGTATCAGCCATCATTTACCTCTTTAATTAAGTAGCCACTCTAAGGACTCTTTTTGTTTACTTGGACCAATATTCTGTATCCAAGAATCATTTTTATTTTCATCTGCAGCATAAACGCCCTCATGTGCATTTATATTGGATAAAGTTTTTCTTGATAATTCAATACCCTCTGCTCTTAATCGTAGAGCAGTTTCTCTTATCCACAATCCCATAGCAAAAGATAATACTAAGTCGTCATTGTAGCCTCTCATTGCTTCTGCTTTTTGTCCATTGTATATAAATACAAACAGTTCATCAATTAACCTATGTGATTTAACTTCAACTGCTTTTTCTCTAAAAAATTCTTCTAACTTTGCTATAACCAATGGTCTTGTCTTCATAGACATTGTAAAACCAGGCACCATTTGTTTTTCTTCTCTATAGTGCTTGTTATGAACTTGTCTCTGAGTATCGACATACTTTAAATCTTTTGATGTGTAGAATAGGTTCTGATAATCTCTATCGATTATCTGTTGGATTGCTGCCCAACCAATATTGTTATTCTCCACAACAAGTAGTGCTTCATTGTATTCTTGAGCTACGTTCACTAACATATTACCATAGTCTCTTGTAGATATTCTACCTTTGTATTCTGCTACCTGTTTACAACTTTCCAATTCTATAACGTGAAACGCAGAATAGTCTGTAGAGTCTCCTCTACTAACGTCAGCACATACTATATAATCTTTTGTGTAATCTGCTGGCTCCCATACCCACAAATTACTATCAATTCCACGCTTTTCAATAGGATCTATACACGTAGAACTTTTCATTTCTTCTAAAATAACACCATCAATAACATTTTGTCCTGAGGTGATGAAATCACAATCACATTCTTGAGCAGCCATAGCTGGCCCTAATAATCTGTCTTGTTCATCTCTCCATTCTTGTCCTCTCTCAGGATGTACAGTCCAATGGAGTTTTATAGAGTTAAAATCATTTAACCCGTCCTCTGAATCAGACCAAGTCCTATGAAACCAATTACCAACACCATTTGGTGTAGATAATGATATACATTGACCACCCGTTGATAAAGTCTGTGATGCAGCTGCCCATATCAAATCAATCTTATCAATAAATGCAGCCTCATCAAGTATAAGTAAAGATAATGCCTCAGAACGACCACTATCGTCTCCACTCGATACAGCTTTTATTTGAGAACCGTTTTTATATGCCAAACTTAACTTGTTATCCTCAACACAAGGTTGTTTTAACCAACTTGGTAAATTTGCGTGCATTACACGAACTTTCGTTACCAAGTTTTTAGCAGTATCTTGTTTAGTTGCAATCACCAAAACGTTTTTGTCTTGATGAAAGGTCATCATCCATAAAGAGTATCCAGCAGTTAAGGTACTAATACCTAACTGTCGTGCTTTCAAGATTACATTAAGTTTATTCTGTGAAAACTGTTCTAAAGTCTTCTCTTGAAAGTCGTAAAGAGCGAATGGTATTTTACCCTTAATTGGGTGCTGAATAAATGAATACTTCTTTAAGAAGTATATCGGGTCAGCCGCACACCTTAAATATTCTTTCTTTATAATCTCTTTATAGTTCTTATCCACTAGTTTATCTTTGGATTTCGTTTCAATACAAAAGTGACACCAGTTGTTCCACCTGTGACTTTTGCTACACTCATTTCATGAATGTGATAAAGTTTTAATGCAGCTGCAGGTATTGAACCACCATCCGTAAGATGGATTGTCTGTAAAATAACTGCTTCTCCACTACCACTTGTAACTACAGCGCCGTATCCATAATTTGAACCTGTAAAGTCTACTTGTGCAGTAGTTACTTTTATAGCCCCGGTATATTTGCCTGGATGTCCAAATTTTTGGAACATAGTGTAATCACTTGGGTGTTCATTCATAGATGAACTTGGTTGATAATTAGTTGCCATATTTCTCTCCTATCGACCACCAGCCCTTTTAAGACCAGTAGATTTTAATAATTCGTTAAATGTTACTGAAGATTTAACTCCACCTAACTGTAAAGAATCAAATTCATTTACTTTTAAAAATTTGTTTATTACAAACTCAAAAATAATCATTGCTTCTTCAAATCTTTCACTATCTTCGTCTAAATCCTCTATATCAGACAGATACACCTCTGCTAATTTTTTCATATCGTGTAAAACAGCGTGTATCTCATTACAGGTAGAGCCAGGAACAAGATAATAATCATTCTTTTTAAAGTAAAGGTTCTTCATATATATAAATAGTTATTCTATTTCTTTTAGTGTTTTTCTAATAAATTTCTCTGCCTTATCAGCCATCTCATTTATTTGATCTTGACTTTGTGTCCATTTTTCCTTTTTCATCTCCATATCTTTAACACCAACCTGTTCTTGGAACTCTATTTGGCTCGTATTTTTCCACTCTTCTAAGGACTGTAATAAATCTTGAAGATAAGCCTTATGATTTGCAGTAACTTTATTTTGTTCCCACTCTTCAAACTTACCCTCTAAACGAAGTTTGTTTTCAAAGTCAATTTGACAATCAAAACAATGATTATACAATAACCACATCTTGTTGTCTAAACGTTTCTTCATTGTCTTCTTACAAGACGGACAAAACCACGGCATTCTAGCTTCTTGCATAACTTCAGATAGTGGAGATATTATATCACCATGCTTTGCTGGCTCTTTATCACCCTTATAACCAACCATTACTCTTTTTTCTGGTGTTTTCCCTTTAATCAAATCACCAAGAACCTTGTTCTGTCTTTCGTTTTCGCTACTATAACCCATATATTACCTACTGAATTTTAATGCACCTAAAATCTGATTTACGGGAGCAAATGCTCCTGTAAACTTGTACATATTACCTTTATATTTAAATACTAATCCCTCTGATGGTATCACTGCTGATGTTCCACCTATAGAATTAATCTTGTTTAAGTTTTTCTTTAATAAATCTATGTTTTTAATATCCTTTGATCTTCTTAAACCAGATATTGCAGATTTTAAGTCTTTTTTAATCTTCTGAACTGCTTTTTTTGGATTAACTGCTAAAAATCCATCCAAATTCTTTAATATTTCTGCACCCAACTCCAAAAATAATAACTCAAATGGTTTTATGTTTTCATAAGCTAACTTCTTATGGTCAAACTTATCAACACCCTTAGTCCAACCTAAAAACTTCTCATGTTTAATACTTTTTTTGTCCAATCTGAACGACTTGTTGAAATAAGCCCACCTTTTTACCAATGCTTCTAAAATATTTCTTGGAATCCTATACTTTTTTTGTTTTGCAGCATTAAAGATATATTCTCTCCAATACATTTCATGATACATACCTAAAGTATCATTATCCTTCAGATTATAAATAGTCTGTAACTTTCTCAACTTCGATAAAAAATATTTTTTCTTTTTAGAGAAATCTTGAACTTTAGGTAAGTTTAAAACAACTGGCTTAGATATTTTAAATCTCTTTTGAATATTAGCATTTGCTTGTCTAATCATCCCCTCTAACATTCTTGCACTATCTGTTATTGCACCCTTTACAGTTCCATCTTCATTAATCTCTATACTACCATGAAAAAATAGTTCAGATACATCATAATCAATTACATTTGCTGTAGCAGGATATACAATCTCTAAGTTCATCCATTTACTACCATTACCAAATATCTTTTCTTTTTGCTTATCTGATAATTTACCTATTGCATTCTCTAAATCTTTCATAGAACCAACAAATGCTTTTTCTATATCACCTCTACCACTAAAAAGACTTTTCATACCAGCTATATTCAATGAGGTTTTACCAAACATCTTTAAATGACCTTTATTACGAGCTCCTCTTAACTCTCCATCTACCCAACTTACCATCAAATTTTGTCCGTCAAGTTTCTCTGTAACATTATCTTCTCGACTTAGTTTTCCCTCTAAACTCATATCAATGATATTTTTAAAATCACCAAATGTTAAATGGTTGTCATCGAAAGGATGACTCATGTGACCTGCTGCTCCACCCATAAGTAATAACTCCTTTTCTTTACGTGTGTTTAAATCTAATTCTTGTATCCACCAATCGGGTGTAAATAAATTTGTCTCTGATAAACTTTTGTTGTATTTCTGTGCTGCTTTAGAACCTTTATTCTTTGCTACCCACCTAACTGCACTTTGACGACCAATTGTTTTCTTTCTACCTTTAGGGTTAGGATTCTTTACCGTGTCTGGCGTAGATGTTTTTGCTTTCTTCTCAGTATCAGCTTTCTTTTGTTTATGTGCTTTATATGCTTTATAAGCACCAAACGAAACACCAGCTGCCATAGTTCCAACACTACCTAAAATCTTTGTGTAAGGTGCAGTTAAACCTGTAGTAGCACCCACAGCAGTTAATATTAAGAACTTAGTTCCCATTTCACCACTAAATAAATCTGCCATTGAATAATCACCAGCGGCTGCTGCTGTAGCAGCTGCTGATAAATCTAAATCGTATTCTGGGTCTCCAATAAAACTCATCTTTGTCCATGCGTAAGTCACACCTGCAGCTG